GGGCGGATTCTCGATACGGGACGATGCTTGCTTTGGCCCCAGCATCAAGTTGGACTAATTCTGTTTGCTACGAAGCATGGATGATGCTTGCTAAATATAAAAATCAATTATTGCTAAATAATATTAAATACGACGAAATAGCGCCACCCTTGCGTCCGTTAAATTTTAATAACGGATTTGACAAAGGCAATATTAAATTAGTTAATCAAGCAAAAAATTCTGTGTCAACAAATGGTGAACTATTTATTATCCGTTGTGAATACGATGAACAACTGATAGAACAGATACGTACAGTTCCAGGCATTTTTTGGAATACCCAAGCGCTGGTTTGGATTGCTCCGCTTTCAAGCGAGCAAGAAATTATAAAACTTATACGAAATTATGGATTTTCGGCATCGGAAGGCATAAACATAATGGGAATAACTACTTCGCCAATAGCGAGCGACAACAAAAAAATTACAATATCAAAAAGCGGCAGATTAATATTCGATTTTGAATATCAACCGGAAATTGTTGCAGAAATAAAAAAAATTCCTGGTCGTCTTTGGGATGCGAAAAAAAAGTTTTGGTCGGTACCTCCAGTTATTTCCGGCGTTGAAATAGCAGAAAAATATGGCTTTTCGATACCCCCTCAGATTCGTGCAGCGATTATGGACTCAGCAAAAAGAGAAGCCGATTTGCTAGAAAAATCAGCATCAGTTGATTCGGATATTGAAGTACAAAACCTTTCTGGCACCCTTATGCCTTATCAAAAAGCAGGTGTTGCTTATGCAACCTCTGTTGGTCGTTGCTTAATTGCAGACCAAATGGGATTAGGAAAAACCGTGGAGGCGATAGCGACGCTTGAGTTAAGAGATGCATTCCCGGCAATCATTGTTTGTCCTGCATCCCTTAAAGAAAATTGGCGCCGTGAACTAAATAAATGGCTGCCGCATAGGGTTGTCAATATCGTGTCCGGGAAAACCGACATCGTGAATACTGATGTCAACATAGTTAATTACGACATTCTTTATAAATTCGTTGACGCAATAAAGCATCTTGGGTTAAGCGGATTAGTGCTTGATGAATCGCACTATGTAAAAAACGGTTCATCAAAGCGAACCAAAGCAGCAAAAGACATAGCCTCCAAGGTTCCCAAATCAGGCAGTGTTTTACTATTGTCCGGGACGCCGGTAACAAATAGACCCTCGGAACTCGTAAGTCAACTTGAAATCATGGGGATGCTAAGTCGCTTTGGAGGAAAGTGGGCATTCCTTAAGAGATATACGGCTGCCTATCACAACGGTTTTGGTTGGGATACAAATGGCGCAAGCAACCTAATAGAACTCAATACAAAACTTAGACAAAATTGTTATATTCGTAGAACGAAAGATGAAGTGTTAAAAGAATTACCAGAAAAAAGTAGGAACATAGTCCACCTGGAACCGAGTGGAAAAGGGCAAAAAGAATACATTTCCGCAGAAGACGACCTTGTTCTTTTCCTGCGAGAAAATGGTTACAAGTCTAAAGATTCGTCCGAACATATGGCGCGTACTCAGGTTCTAAAACGTCTTGCTGCTTGGGCAAAAATGGATTCTGTTGAGGAATGGATTGATTCGTTCCTTGAATCATGCGATAGGAAACTTGTTGTTTTTGCACACAACGTTGATGTCGTGGACCATCTTGCCGGGAAATACGGCGGCCTGCGTGTTAGTGGGCGTGATTCCCTTGAGGAGCGTCAGCATGCTGTTGATTCATTTCAGACAGACCCAAAATCAAGAGTCATTGTTCTTAACCTTCAGGCTGGTGGTGTTGGTATTACTTTGACTGCTGGTTCCGATGTTGTTTTTGTTCAGATGGGTTGGACCCCCGGCGAACATGACCAAGCAGAAGATAGATGCCATCGAATAGGGCAAAAAAATAATGTTCAGGTTTGGTACCTACTTGCTTCAGGAACAATCGATGAAGATATTTATCATTTAGTAGATTCAAAACGTTCAGTCGTTGATGCTGTAACGGAAGGTGATGAAGTCGAGCATCAATCATTAGTAAAAGACTTAATGAACAGGATACTTGCTAAAAAGAATGATTAGACCATAGTCGGGCTATACGAATCCTTAGTTGAGACTGTGTTAGGCCATCCGGCCTCAACAAAGGAGTTAGTCATGGACAAGAAAAAGATGAGTTACGACCAAGTTCTTAAAGGTGGAGCATTGGGTTTGATTGTTTACGTTTGCGATAAATACAACGTAGACGCAGAAATGACAGCCTTACTGATGCCACTTGCGGCCGCAGGCCTTGCTGTTATCAGCACAAAAGTTGGCGACCCAATGGTTGCTTCATTTTTGGCTAAAAAACCAGAAGGCGAAAAGGCGGCAGCCAAAAAGTAGGTATCGCTACCTCGGAGTGGGCGCTCGGTGCGTAAACACTCCGCCGAGCGCCTTCTCTGGTTTTAATTTATGGAACAAATTAAAAATATTTTATTGCGCATTTTGGCGACATTCGCCGCAAGTGGTTTAGGCGTGATAGGCGCTGGGACCATAGCGGGTGTTCCTGTTTGGAAAGCAATTTTTATGGCCGGGATTGCTGGTGTTGCGGTTGTTGTTGAAGGATTGTCTAGGGCATTCTTGAACGATGGCAAACTCAGTATTGATGAAATTGACGCCGTATTTAGTAAAGTACAAAAACCAAAGCAGGACAATCCTGCTACCGAACAATAAAATTTTTTATAAAACTAGGAGAGAACATGTCTGAACTATATATTAAAAAATTAACCCCGCCGGCAGACGTTGCTGGTCACAAGCCAGGGCGTTTACCGGAATCTCTCCTACCAAAAGTTGATGGTGGGCGCCTGCATTGGCTTGCGGCAAATGCATGGAAGGCAATGAAAGCCGCTGCCGCAGCAGATGGGGTTGAACTTAAGCCCACCAGCGCAGGCGATTTATATCGCTCCTACGACTCACAACTTGCCGCTTTTAAGCAACGATACCTTGAAACAGAAATCCCGGGTCAATCAACTCGCACTTTTGAAGGCAAGAAATATTGGCTCAAAAAAGGTATGGCCCCTTTGGCGGCACCAGGCACCTCGCAGCATAATAGCGGCTTGGCTGTTGACGTGCATACTGCTAGTGGCCCGCGCTTGCAATGGATGATTGCAAACTGTGCAAAGTTTGGATGGAGTTGGGAAGTTGTGCCCGAAGAACCCTGGCATATTCGTTATACAGAAGGTGATAATGTTCCTGAGGCCGTAAAAGCATGGATGGCAGCAAATCCAAGTGAAGTATGTGTTGCCGGAGCGACAGCAGCACCAGCAGCACAGCCCGCCCCAAAGCCAGCAGTCACTTCTGCAGTTCCACAATCAAGCGGTGAAGAACAAGTAAAGCGTGGCAAGGCTAATGCTGCATCTAATCCAATTCTTCAACTGGGTTCAAAGGGTTCCGCAGTTCGAACACTGCAGCAACTTTTGAACAAAGCCGGAGTTAAATGCGCAACAGATGGAGATTTTGGTGCAAATACCGAAATAGCGGTAAAGAATTTTCAGTCCAAGGTAGGAATTGAGTCAACAGGTGTTGTCAATCACAAAACCTGGGCGAAAATAAATCCCTAGAGAATACTTTATCTATACTCACAAACCTGTGAGACTTCAAGCGTGTTGATAACCAACACATCAAGCAGAGCAACAAAGGAGTCATAACAATGGCTGCAAATACATCGACAATCTCATTTGACGTACATGACTGCAAAGTTTATCCAGTTACGGCAGATGCAACTGGTGGCATTACATACGGCGCAGCCGTTGATGTCCCAGGTATCCAAGAAGTCTCGGTAGAACCAAACTTCATTAGCGTTGAATTAAAAGGCGACGGAAAGGTGCTTGCCAAGAAAGGTAAAGTAGACCGTCTTAACTTTTCTGCAACATACAGTGAACTGAGCCTTCCAGTACTCGCAACAATCTTTGGTGGAAGCGTAAGCACTTCTGGCTCGGGCTCATCAGAAACCGCCTCGTATGAATTTGACGGCGACTCGCTTCCAAACTTCAAGATTGAATTCTTGGTCAATGACCTTGAATCAGACCTTGCCGAAATGGTGTTTGTTTTGAACAAGTGTCAAATCACAGGTGGAACGATTATGTCGGGCTCAACTGACAATTTCTCAACACCATCGTTTGACGCAGAAGCAATTTTGCCAATCGCATCAGGTCTTGGTTTCGGAACAGTTACCTTCCGCGAAGCATCAAGCGGTCTTAGCGCCTAATAATCAAATAGTTCTGCTGGTGTGAACGCCAGCCTTGGAGTGGTATTCTGCTCCAAGGCTGGCGTTTGCGCGTCTTAGGCAATCGTGTATACTGCCCCTATGGACTACACACCGATGATATTAAAAAACAAAGGCATTCCTTGCGAATTTGCAAAACTAAGCAAAGTTGGGGATGTGCTGGAAGTAAATTACAATGACGACGGAGAAATAGAAAAAGAAATTTTTCACGTCAGGTTCACAAACAATATTATTTCTGATATTGAATTGCATTTTGGTGGGCTTGAAGCATGGCAAGAGCAACTTGAAAAAACCCCATATACAACGATTCGTCAAACGCTTGCGTTCGCACTAAGGAAAACCCCCACAGAAACAGGAGATGCCATGCTCGATGGAGAACTAATGATGTATTCAAACATCATTGGTACTGCCTGGGCCGTGGCGAACGGAGTGGACCCCTTTATGGCGAGTCGAATGCTAAAGAACAGCATCGGGCTCGCCGAAGAACAAAAACGTCTCCTAAACGCGGAGTTGAGCAAAACGCTGAAAGCAGATTCCTCCCCTGGAAGCAATGGTTCGGAATCTGGGCCGAAACGGGCCGCTCGTTCGAAGAATTCTGGGAATTAAGCCCCGCACAAGTAGCAATTGTGTTTGAAGCAAAAGGTTTCATGAAAAAAAGAGCAGGCGCTGAACAACTTTTGGGCTTGGCTGCCCAGATGGGTATGACTGTTAATAGATAAGTAAAATCAGCCGTTTGCTTAATTTGCATACGTGTGAGAAAATACGGCTATGCCAGCCGCAGCAACAGGTGGAGTCCCGCCACTAAACGTACAAATAGTCATTAGAACTGTTGGGGTAGGTGCTGCCGCGTCCGGCATGAAGACAGTTACTTCAGCAACAAAGGGAATGAGTAAGGGTTTCGCCGCCGGAACCATATCTTCAAGAACTCTTGGCGACGCCATGCGTCAAAGCGCAACATTGATGAAATACACCGTCGCTGGTGGATTTATGCAAATTGGTCAAGCGGCAATGCAGGCAAGTAGAAATTTTGAACTTTCATTTTCGAGAATTAAAGGTCTCGTAGGAATCAGCACCGACTCAATCGAGGCAATGAAGAAAAGCGTCCTTGAGATGGCGACTGATACAACACGAGGACCAGAAGAGTTAGCCGACGCACTTTACTTTATCACTTCTGCTGGTTTGCGCGACTCAGCAGTCGCGATGGACGTATTAAATAAGTCTGCGCGCGCAGCAGCAGCAGGTCTTGGTGAAACGAAAACAGTGGCAGATGCTGTTACTTCCGCAATAAACGCATATGGTGTTGCAGGTTTGTCGGCCGGACAGGCTACCGACGTTATTGTTGCTGCCGTTCGAGAAGGTAAAGCCGAAGCAGACACGATGGCTCCCGCATTCTCCAAGGTACTCCCCGTTGCCGCAGCATTTGGTGCTTCGTTTGAGGACGTTGCTGCTGCTGTTGCGGCTCTTTCTCGAAGCGGTATGACAGCCGGTACTGCTGGTATTTATGTTCGTCAAACATTGAGCCAATTGCTGAAACCATCAAAGCAAGCGAGCGAGGCTCTTTACGCAGTCGGTACAAGTGCTGGACAAATCAGAAAAGAAGTACAAGAACAAGGATTATTTGTTGCGTTACAAAATCTTTCCGCAAAACTTGGAGGCGTAAAAAACGCTGAAGGGTTTGCAAAAGTATTTGGAAACGTTCGCGCCTTGACTGCGGTTTTGCAATTGGTTGGTCCAGCAGCGGCAGAAAATCAAGAAATTTTTGAAAGACTTCAAAACAGTACTGGAGACCTTGACGACGCATTTAATGCCTACAGTACAACTACTGATTCCAAATTTCAAAAAGCATCAGCAGCGCAAAAAGTAGCATTAATTGAACTTGGAGATACTATTGAGCCGATTGTTGGTGGACTGCTTGAACTATCGACCACGGTTTCAAAAATTGCTACATCTCTTTTGAAAATTCCAGGCGCTGGCATTTTCACAAAAATTCTTGGAGGAGTGACACTGGCAGTTGCTGCTCTTGCAATAATGATGAAAACAGCATCTGCAGTTGTCAGATTGATATCGAATATGAGTATTGCCTTGCGCGGCACTGGATTCATGTATGACGCAACAACACGTTCAGTTTATCGCTATAGCATGGCCACTGGGACTGCGGCGCACGCCACAAGACAGGCTGCATTGGCAGCAAACGGCTGGACTCCGGCAAACATAAAATTAAATTTTTCATTAAAGTCATTGAGAGCATCTTTATTGGCGCTAGGAGCGACCATAAAGGCTGTGGCATTTCAAATAGGAATGTTCGTTGCCGTTACAGCCGCTATCGCTGCTGCTGCTTTTGCGATTAGTTACTTTAGAAAAAAGAATCAAGAAGTACAAAAAGAGTTGTATGGGACTTCAAAAGCATTAGCCGATGTCAATGAATTGCTGGACGAACAAGTCAAATACGGTAAAAGCAACCTTTTATTCAATGTTGATGTCAACGTCGATGAAGCAAACCTAAAAGTAAAAACCGACCGATTAAGACAACAATTTGAAGACCAAGCGCCTGGATATTTTGAAGCGCTTAGTAAAACGATTGAAGATATTGGCGGCATAGGAAGCGAATCGGGTAAGGCATACCTTGTTGCGTTGATGAATAGTGTTTATGGAGGAATGACCGGCGAGACAAAAGAAGCCATCAAGGCATTATTTGAACAAGAATTTAAAATGAGCCCTGCAGATTGGGGCTCGATTATGGTTCCAAAAGAAACCGGAGATGCTGTTGCTGATGCACTTATTTATACAGCAGTTGCAGCGGCTGCCGCATCAAGCGAAGAAGTATATAACCAAATGGGCAAGGTCGTAAATCTTGATGCTTTTACTGAAATGCTTGGCAAATCAAAAGTTCTGGATGATTTTTTTACCGATGCAGCAAATGACAGCATGACTGCTTTTGGAAAATCTTTCACTGATGTAATTCAAGAAACACAAGGCAACATAGCCCCGCTTCTTGTCGCTATGCGTGAAATTGATAAAGCCGGACAAATGAATCAACAAAGTTTGGAAAAAATAGTTGGCCCTGCACTAAAAGGCCTTACTGATGGATTCGATTTGGCAAGTGAATCTACTGGTGATTTTTCAAAAATCTTTGGGGATGCCTCAAATGCAGATGAATTGATAAAGATGATTTCAGAAACCACGGGTGTTGATACCGGCAGAGCAGTGGCTGTTTATCATGACATGAGAGAGGAAATTGAAAATCTACCTCCAGGCGTAAATAAATCTACTGAAGCATTTAGAATTTTTTCAAATGGGTTGGGTGAAGCCACAAATCAAACTAAAAAATTAGATGAGGCAACGGTAGATAATATTAAAAACCTGGACCAGTATGTTGAGACGTTAAAAACACAAGTTGAAACTTATGAATCTAACACCAGTGCGATGAAACAATATACAGAAGCGTTTCGAGCACTACAAGGAATGACATTAACTCAAACGGAATTGAATAGGGATTTACAAGATTCGTATCAAGATGTTGGCGATGCAGTTGCTAAAAGCAACGGTGACCTTTCTGGAGGCACAGAAGCCAGTCGAAAAGCACAATCGGAAATACAAAAAACAGCCGACGATGTTGTTGAATTGGCCGCTGCTTATGCGGCCGCAGGCGACGACGAAGGAGCCGGTGAAGTATTTGCTAAAGGCATGGCAAATATCGTAAGCGTTGCGACCCAAGCAGGTGGAGAAAAGGGGGGTGTGGCCGCCGCTCAATTGCTTGAGAATATGGGGTTCACTGCAGACAACTTTAGAGATTCGCTTTTGGTTTCAGCGGCAGCAATTGATGGGGCTGCCGTTCAGACAGGAGCACAGGTTACGACGGGAATTGCAAAAGGAATACAATCTGGTGCGCCAACCATGTCTCAAGCAATTGTGCAGGCCTTGCAAGGAGTTGTTGTAACGGCCAAAAATTATTTTGAAACAAAGAGCCCTTCAAGATTGATGGCTAGAGAAATTGGTATGCCTGCAGCCCAAGGTGTTGCTGTTGGATTTGCAAAAGAGGCTCAATCCTCGGCTTTTAAGAGCGTAATCACCAAATCACTAGATAATGCCGTTGCTGCTGCATATAAATCAGGAGGAAGAAAGGGTGCATCTAAATTCTTTGCAGACTTTTTAAAGAAAAAAGGAAAAGTAGAAACACCGGCTCAAGATTTTGTAAAAGCGACAATTGGTCGGATGAAAGATATTATCGGCTCTCTTGGCAATTATATAAATTCTCAATTGAATTTTCGCAAGGCTCAAACAGAACTTGCAAAATTAATTAATATGCAGCGAGGTCTTGATGACAGAAGAAAGAAAGCCGCAAGAGAAGTTCAATATGCCGAAACTCGACGTGGGCTTGGTGGCGGTGCACAGGTAACAGGATATGAGCAAGCAGAAATAGACCAGTTACAAATTGATTTTGAACGCACATCGCGAGATTACGCAATGGGACGAGCAACCTACAACGACCTGGTAGATGCGGAAATATCTCTTTTCGAAGCACGTGCTGCAGCGGTGGAAGCAAATGATGAAGTTCTTAATGCCCAAAATAGTTTTATTGACGCAACTGTTGAGGTGGAAAACAAATCATTGAACCTTGCTGCGGCGACGGTCAGCGTACTTGAATCGTACGCTGACGTCATTGAAGCAGGAGCGGAGTTATATTATAATCACAAAGAACTTGCTGGCGTTTATGACACCCTGGCGATTGCAACAGGGATAGCAAGCGGCAAAATCATTGTTGGTTCAAAAGATTTGTCTACACTTGGCAGTGACGTTCAGAATTTAGGTGGGTTCACCTCTACTGTTGGTGGTTATGTTTCTACACTAGGCAATAACGTAGGGATAACCGGACAAGCGTTCAGTACTCAATTTTTTGGTGAAGATGGCATCTTTAAAACACTTGAAAAAACTGGAACAAACGTAAACACTCTTACAAAATCAATTGGCGCAGATTTTACGAATATGAGCGCTGGGCTTCTTAATCCCGAAAGCGAATTGCAAAAAAATCTGTTGAGTTTAGGACCTTCTATTTGGGCAGCGATAAAAACAGGAGCGCAAGAAGCGTTCGATGCCTCGCCACTAAATCTCAGAGTAAGCGTGAATGCTGTAGTTGATAAAAGCGGAAGTGGAAGCGTTTCTTGGAATGTCGGCAGTACATTGCCTACCCCAAAAATTGTTACTTCTCGAAATTCGGGATATGTAAGTCCATCTAAAGCGACAGATTATTTTAGAAACATTAAGGAAAATGCAAGAGCCGTCGGCGGTCCAGTTACTGGCATGAACCCATATTTGGTCGGTGAACGCGGACCAGAAATGTTCGTACCTAAAGTATCTGGGACCATAGTAACGACTTCGGCTCTTGACCGCTACACCAGAACAAGGCCAAATAGGGAACAAGCGCAGCAATCGCCTGCGGCAAATAATATTATGGTGACCGTGAATAACCCAGTTCCGGAAGCGGCTCAAGATTCAATTACGCGCCGTATGAAGGTCTTGGCAAATAGCGGAATGTTCGGGTGATATAAATGTCTACAGTTCTACCTAAAGTTCTTGAGTGGTATTCGGTCAACGGTGTCGAGTTGGCAACCCATGGGTACATGCTCTCATCCGTAGAGAGAGGTATTCCCGCTAAAAAAGGCGACAATGTCGGCTCAGCAATTATCCATGGAACGCAATGGAGAGAAAAACGCCTTGACATCAGAAGCGAAACTTGGACGATATGGATAACAGATAACGAGCCGGTCACTGGTTCTGTTGCTCTAACCGAAAGCGGAAAACGTTCACAGTTCAATGAAAACTATGACACTGTATTTAATTTGCTCAATGAGATGCCGCAGTTGCTTACGGTAACGCACGTAAGAGTAGACCCAGATAATCCGTCTTTGTATGCTTCTCGGATAGCATACGGAGAAATTGTTGGCGCAATTACTGTTTCGGACCACCGAGATTTAAATTACACAGAATTTACTGTTGAGGTTCAATTTCCTGACCCTCGTTGGTTTTCTCCAACATCTGTATCTGCCTCGGCTTCATTTTCTGGCTCAAACATTGCGGTGCCAATGTCAGCCAGTGCTGTAGGTACTGCGCCTGTTACCTACATGACAATTACATTTATTTCATCATCGAACTTAGCAAATCCTAAAATTACGAACGAAACATATATTGGGAGTCTGTCCTCGATAGGTTATGTTGGCACAATCCCGACCGGGCAAGCAGTAATAATAGATACTGACGGCTTGACGTTGGAAAGAAACGCAGTTAATGACATTTCGAATCTTTATCGTGCTGGCTCTCGGCAGTCATGGTTTGAATTATTCCCGATAAATAACGATGTCACCTTTTCTGCAACCTCTGGAACTGGTACGGTAGTCATTTCCTATAGGAAGGCGTTTTTCTAATGGCTAGAACAACCTGGGACGTTTGGGTTGTACTAGCAAATAATCCAAGTCAAACAGTTGCTTATGTCCCGCGCTGGAAAAGCATTCAACTATCAGACCAACTTAATGATGTTGGTTCGGCGACTTTAGAGCATGATTTTTCAGACCCGTTTTTTGCGGCCTTTCAAGATGAAAGAGGCGACTCACTACTTGAAGGTCCTTATGCTCTACAAATCCGTCGAGATGGTTCTGCAGTTTTTACATTCTTTATTGAAGATGTACAAGTAGACAGAGCAGGAGTAAGCCAACCATTAACTATTGGCGGACGAGGTATTGCTTCTGCGCTCGAATGGGGCATCGTATTGCCGGAAGATTTCAGCAATCAAGCACGAGCAACTGCAGGGACTACACAAAGGCCAAAATTCTTTGACCGTTTATTTCCTGGGTATGCATTTAATGTACGGGTAGCAACCACAGGGAATTTGTCAGCGACCTACGCAAACGGACCTCAAGTCGATGTTCCGGGTTCTGGCGCAAGATTGACAGCAACATCAAATGGTTCGATTAACAACGCTGGTATTGACGGCGTCACCGACCTTGTTGTTGGAGATACGGTTTTAGTAAAAAATCAAACCAGCACTTTCCAAAATGGTGTTTACTGGATTGTCTCTATTGGCGGAGCATCAACACCTTGGGTCATTCAGCGAACAGCAAGAGCAGATGGTTCACCAATTAGTGACTTAGAAGTAGACAATGCTGCGTTTATAGAAGAAGGAAATGTAAATGGCTATTCCTCATGGAAAATAGCCTCAAATGGTGGGCTTTCAAACTCTAACCAAATCGGCACAAATGGAATAGTTTGGTCTCAAGTTTCTCTTGGGTCTTTTACTGGAATATCTGCTTTTTATATTTTGTTTAAAGAGGCGGATACTGGATATGAATATTCAACTAAAAAATCAGATTTCGGAACAATAAAAACT